AAAGATGATTATCGAATCTCTTGAAGTCGCAGCTAGAACAGCATTTGAAGAAACAGCTTCTTCAGCTGCTATCTACAAAGGCACTGCAAGAAATGCCGCAACGATGTATTCAAACGATCACAGTGCTTTAGACGGTCAAGTTAATGATAACTTAATCGCTTCTAACGCATTAGCAGACTTTACAGATATTGATAACGTCTATCAAGCATTCTCAGCTATGGTTGATGAAGCTGGAAACAAAATAGATATTGTTCCAAATACTCTACTTGTTCCTTCAGCATTGAAAGCAAAAGCTTTCCAAATCATGAATAGCCAAATGCTAGGTGGTGGGCAACAAGACACTGTATCACCAACATATAACCCGGTTAAAGATCTTGCACAAGGCGGATTGAACATTGCTTCATCTGTATTCTTGTCAAGTTCAACTGACTGGTACATGGGTGACTTTAGTAAACAGCTTAAATGGCTAAACGTTTATGCTCCAGCTACTGAATCACAAGGTGCTAACAGTGAATTAGCTTTCACCAACCAGATTGTATCAAGATTCCGTTTCTCTTATCATGCTGGTATTGGCCACACTGACTGGAGATACATTGTTAAGTGTACTGCTTAATAACGATCTAGAACATAACTCTCAAATAGGGGCCTGCTATTCCGGTCCCTATTTAGGAGGAGGAGAAAACTTACTATGAAAATTAAAAGAATATTTGAATTAAAGTCAGATCGCAGGGGCCTTTACAATAATAAAGGTAAAAAGGTTGAAGCTCCTAAAAAAGCTAAAAAGCCCGCTCCAGCAAAAAAAGACAAAAAGAAATAACTTTTAAGAGAAACCAATTATTTTTATGATTGGTTTCTCAGTGTTAACTGATATTTTAGATTAATCCCAGAAAATATGTAGGAGATATTCAATAATTATTTAAATTATACAGACATCACAGGTGTACTTATGGCAGTTACTAATGACAACATAGCAAATTTTTTAGATATAGTTGATTTAATACCTCAATTATATGATGCCGAAGAGAGTTCATTTAATGTTTTGTCTGAGATTGAGTTAAGAAGTTTGATTACAAGAACTGATTCTAGGTTAAGGATGGAGTTAAAACCTTATTATAGTGGTACTTTAACTACCTCAACTCCTTATGCAACACCTCCAGTTCCAAGATTTGGTAATACTCAAACGGGTAATTTGTTATTACAAAACCCAGCGGGTAGTTCAACTTTAACTGTATCATCTTCTTTGACTGCTACTCAAGTTTATACTATTACTTTTACAAGTGCTACTGCTTTTTCAGTAAGCAGTGACTTGACAGGGGCAAACGGAACAGGTTCCACAAGCTCTAATTTTACAACTACTGATACATTTTTAACTATTCCATCAGCATTATGGAATGGTAGTTTTTTTAACGGGGATGTACACTATGTTAAAGTTTACACCCACGAATCAGCCTTGGTTCAATTAAGCGCTTTGCTGGCTGCAAACCAAGTGCTAAATACAATTTATACTGAGGAAGTACCAGATGCTTCCGCTTCAGCAGAAAAATATATGGAGCAATATCTTAGACAAATAAGAGCTCTACAACGCGGAGAAGCCTTTCTTGAAAAAGGTCTTAGCACAAGGGATATTAATCCCATACAACTCGATTATGAAATCGATGAATACGGCACAGATGCCACAAATTACGCTGACAAGGATTACAATCCTCGTACTGGCTATTAAGTATTATTTGAAAATACTGTAACATAGGAAATAAAAATGGCGACTTTTCAGTCAACAACGACGAAAGAGCTTATCGCAGATATAGCGCAGCATATCAAGGATGAGGTCAAATCAACAGGTAAACTACCTAGCATTAGAAAGGTAGCTACTGAACCTGTACCTAATCCGGCAATATTCCCTATTATTACAATTATACCGATTGCTGAGAATCCGCAAGGTTACCGTGGAGATAAACTTTACAATATAAGAAGAATTCGTATCGAAGTATTAACCCAGAAAAGAGATGGTAAATCAGCTCTTAGACAAAACCTGGGTATTATTGAACAGTTAAAAGATGTTTTTAAAGTAAATGCTTCAGATTACTTAATACCTTCTAGAGATGATTTATCAGTTGATACATTAGCTGATTTAGAAATAATTGATATAGAAACAAGCGGTCAAGCCACTGCTTTTAAAAATGGATTTTTACAAATAGGGGCAATAGAAATACTAGCCCATAGTTATGACCCTGTAATTACTGACGAAGAAGCTCCAGCTACTTTTAGAAGTTTAACAGTTTCAGAAACAGATACTAAAACATTAGTTGATAAAGTTACAGGGGTTTTAAAAACTGCAAAATTAACTTCTGCTATTTTAAGCAGTATTAGAAGTTTAAAAAGTTTTACTTTACCACCACAGCCTGTGTACCCGGTTGTGTTTGTTGCTATTGAAGAAGAAAGAAGAGACCATAAGTTTGCGGGTCAAGATAGTGTTGATAGAACAATTAGTATAAACGTTCTTACAAAAGTAAAATCAAGATCTAAATCATTAGACCGTAATATTGATTTAGCTGATAGATGTAGGCAAGTTATAATGTCTTACCCTGATATAGAGGGTACATGTTATGATGTAGAATACGTAGGTACAAGTTACGGACAATTAACTGCAAGAGGAGATTTATTATTTGGAACTCAAGTTTTATTTAATACCTCTAGCTATGAAGGATTACCAACTAGTTAAGGAGAAAAACATGGTATACATTAAAAATAAAGGTATTCAACTATCTCTTGACATTCCAGAGGAATTAAGAGAAGAGGTAATGGCTATAGTTAAAGGTGAAGGAGAGGGTGAAATCTCTGAAGAAGCTTTTAAATATATTAATGCTGGGGCTGAGGTTGTTGTGAACGCACCGGCGAAAGAACCAGTGGTTGAAGAACCAGTTAAAGAAATATTTAAAGAAGGTAAGGTTGACGAACAGCCAAAGCCAAAAAATAACAAGAAAAATAAAAACCAATTATCATAAGGATCCATAGAAGACCAATGATAATTAACGTAGACTTAGGAGAATAATATGGCTACACGTACAGTATGGCAAGATCTCTATACGGTCATAGTAGATAAGACTAGCTCTCAAACCTTTTCTGCTCACATTGCTGCAAGCACTACAGATTATGCAGTAGCTCAAGTGGGAATTCAAGGTACAAAAACAGCTGCTGGTAGATTTTCTATGCCGTTAAATGATCACCCAAACTTTAAAGCCCCTAGTGGTACTCTAGAAACAGAGCAAGCTACTGGATTGGCTACAAGACGTAAATCCGAATATAATATTGTTCAAACTGGTGAAGCTGTTCAATTCAATCTTCCACAAAACGGAGATGCTTATAACACATCACTATTTTTTCAATTAATGTTCCAAACAGGATTTACACAACTATCACATTCAGCAATGGCAAGTGCTGGGATGAACATCTATCAGGCTGCTCCTTATGTATCTGCTGATACAACATTCTTTGGACAGTTTACTCGTCACATGCAACCAAGTTCTGGTAGTGATACCATTGACTTAGTTGTTAGAGGCGGTGTCTGTCACACAATGGTTGTATCTGCTGAAACAGGCGGAGTATTAACTATTGAACCTACCATCTATGGTGGAAAATGGGCTCAAGAAGATAGATCAGGGCAACTAGCATTAACTGGAGCTAATAACCCAGAAAACTCATTTGCTAATATTGTTCCTTTAAAATTCCAAGATTCAACAGTTGCAATCTTGGATATTAACTATGATAAAACTCAAACTATTACTGCTACATTTAGTAATGGTAGTGCTAATGTTGTAGATGCAGCAGGCGGCGGCGTACTAAGTAACGCTAACGGCTTTGTAGATGCAGTTGCGGGCACGGGCGTTGGAATAGTACTTATTGAAGGTTCAGTATCTAATGATGGTATTTACAACATGGATCATTTTAATGATGATCACCTTACATTAGCTTCATCACATGATGGAGAAAATACATCATTTACTGATGAAACATCAACAGTAGGGGTTAAACTTACACCAGCAGTTTGGAGAGTTATTAATTCACCATCTGTTAGTATGACTCTTGGTAATAATTGTCAATTCAATTATTACAATGATGACGTTGCTTCAGACGCTATTGTTGGTAGATTAAATGTTGAAGGTACATTTTCTATGCCTTTTGGAACCTCTGATGTTGGTAATAACTATATGATTGACAGATTCCTTGCAGGTCAAGAATTTATGCTTGCATGGTATTGGGGTCAATCTGGTGCAACGGCTCACGTTGCTTCTGATTATAGATTACAACCAACAGGGGCTGCATTAGATAGACAGAAAAATGATACTGCTGCAAACGACATACAGAACTATGCTTCTTTTGTTGTTACAGCAAGAGCAACCGACTACGAATTATCAGGTGACAACGAGATGATGATCGATGTTACTTTCCAAGGAGTAAAAACATTCTTTGCAGATGCTTTTAAAGCATATTTCGCAGTTGATGCAACACATTTAGATAGAATATAATTTGATTCTAAATAAAAGATGACAATCATCCCGATACCTTCTTAAGGTATCGGGGGGATGTCTTGAAAACGATAACAAAGCAAGATCCTACTAAGGACGAAGCTAAAAAAAGAAGGAGATGAAACATGGCAATTAAAGGTGTTTCAAAGAAAGCTGTTGCTTATATTCCTGAGGAAGAAAGAACAGTTAAAGAAAATCAAACAGTAGTATGGATTAAACCAAAGACGGGGCACCAAGCCAACGTTACCATGGCTAGATATGCTGCTGCAGGTAAAGATGGCCGTAAAGGTTATAGGGAATTAAATGTAACTAAACTAGATAATGCTGACTTACAGGAATTTCTAGATGTAGTTCTTAAAGTTGAGAATTATTATTTCTCAGACCAGTTCCCAGATTTAGAAAAACAAGGGTTGCACACAGTAGTGGAACAACCAGAGTTATTAAAGAAAGTGGCTATGGACATTTCAGCTGATTTATTAGTTGAAATCATGGAAGCATCAAATAACTTAGCAGTCTTAAAACAGGGCGAAAAAAAAAGCTCCAACTCATTACCTACTTCAGCCTCTGGCGAAGTGAAAAAAGACAAAGACTAAGAAGTTACGATTGTGAAACTTGCATAGCAAGTAAAACCTACAAAGGTAGGGCATGCTTCCTAAATGAATGGCCTGGACAGGAAAGTTATATGTTTAATGTACCAGTATTTGATGATCAGGCGTTGAACCAAACTCCGGTTGGGTACGAAAAAAAGCAGTTAACATTAGACAACCTGTTTGAAGAATTAGATAAGGTGGAAGAGAATTTTCCAAGCATGCCTCCTTTTGAGGCATTAAGAATGTATTTTAGTGAGGCATGTCCTCAATCTATAATGGATAGTTATTATATGTTCTTACTAGAGACTGAACAATCAGCCAGAGAATACCATCAATTACCTTTTGCTGGTGGCTTATGGGATCAGCCTAGACAATTATTAGATATATTTACTACAATAAGATCAGAACGAAATCAATATGAACGAATTCGTTATGAACAGATGGAAAGAAAGAACAAAAAAGCACAGGCTGCTAACGATATGCCCGGTGCTAGAAATTTAACAATGAATGAGGATCTACCTCCAAGGCAAGGCTAATGGCAATAAAATTTACATTCGGTGGAAGAAATTATGAAGAAGCTTTTGAAGCTTTCGGTGAAGTAGAAAAAACCTTTAAAAAGCTTCAAAAAGAACTGGGTGAATTAACACCTCTTTTTGACAAAATTGCTGATCCTTTAATTGATAGGGTTCAAGCTAGGTTTGATACAGATGTGTTAAATGACACTCCTTTCAATGAAGATGCACCAGGTGCTACACGTTCAGTACATACAAAATTAGCTAGAGTTAATCCTGACGGGCCCACTTTAAAAGATACAGGTAGATTACAACGTAGTATTAGAAGATTAAAGAGCCCTACTAAAGGAAAAAGTGGTGGACAAAGGGAAGTTAATACATTAAGAATTGGTACCACGGGCGTACCGTATGCTCAAGACCATTTATTTGGTGGAGAATTAGTTATTGAGGGCTTTGAAAAGAAATATAAATATGGTGGAAAACAAAAAAGCCGTTTCTTTACAGACTTTGATTCAATGAATTATCCTAGTGGAAAAACTAATTCTTCGATGTATGGAGAAAACTTAGCTAAAATAACTAGTTATCCTCGAGCTCAAAGAAGAGTTGAAATACCAGTTAGGAACTTTTTAGCAGTAGATTTTGAGGTTGAAGATTTTATAAATGATAATGTAATAGCTTTTGCAAACCAAATGTTAGAAAAATATGGTGACTAATGAGTAGACAACAAAGCAGATTCGATATGTTGATTAACATCACCTCAAAAGGTGGCCCTGAGCTATCCAAGCTAGGGAAAAATGCTGAAAAATTATCAGCTATATTCAGCCATCTAGATAAAGCTATTGATAAAACTGAGATGACAACTAAACAAGGTAAAGATGCTTTCAAGACTCTTGAAACATCTATTTCAAAATTATTTGAAGAAACCAATAAGTTTTCAAAAGCAAAAGCAGCCTTAAACAAAGAGATGCGGAAAGATCCTTCTAAGCAAAGCGCAACAAATGTTCAAAAACTTAAGCAAGAGATGCAGAGAGCTAAATTAGCAGCTAAAGGATTTAGAGACTCTATAAATGATCTAGTCCCAGGCCTAGCTAAAACAAATTTTACTAAAAAGCAGATTGTAGCAAATACTAAGCTATTAACACAAGTTCAAGCAAAAGCTACAGTAAGAGCAAAACTATTTAAAAAGGCTGTAGCTGAAAAAAGTAGAGCAGAAGAAAAAAGCACTGTCTCTACCAAAAAGAATACTAGAGAAATAGAAAAGAATACAGCTGCAACAAAGAAAAATGAGTTTGCAACTAATGCTTTAAGGCAACGATTAGATACAACAGGCAGTGGAGCATTTGCAAAATTAAGAAGAAATGTTGGGGCTTTAAGAAACCAAATCCTTCTTTTAACCTTTGCTACTGTTGCATTAAGGACTGCATTTAACTCTTCTTTTGCTGCTGCTAATGAATTAGAAGCATCTCTAAAAGGTTTAGGGGCTGTTGCTATTAATACAGGCGCTAGCTTTGAAGGAGCTAAACAGGCCGCATTAGATCTTAACAAACAAGGATTATTGAGTATCCAAGATGCTGCAGCTGGTTTAAAGAATTTATTATCTGCTGGATTTGGTTTACCTGAGGCTATTAAATTAATGAACACCTTAACAGATGCTGCTTCGTTCAACAGACAGGGTACATTATCATTAGGCCAAGCGGTTGTTGGGGCTACACAAGGTATTAAAAACCAAAACTCAATCATGGTTGATAATGCTGGTATTACTAAAAACTTATCCATTATGTATAAAGAATATGCTGAAAGTATTGGTACATCAGCAGGTAAATTAGACGAAGCTGGAAAACGTCAAGCTATATTTAACGGTATATTAAAAGAAGGTGAAGTATTTGCGGGTAATGCTGATGCAGTTATTAATACAATGGCTGGGGCATTAACGGTATTGGGAGTTCAAACCCAGTTAGCTGCTGCAGAAATGGGTAAACTAACTCAACCAGTTGCTTCAGGATTTATTAAAGCTTTTGCTGACAGTGCCACAAGTGTTAATATTTTTGCACAAGAATTACAAAAGAACCCTGATTTTATGAGAAGGCTAATTCAAGTAGGTTTTCAACTAGAAGCGGTATTTGCTGGTATAGCTAAAATAGCAGGAACAGTAGGGGCAGCAGTAGGAGGTATAGTAACTTTCTTCTCAACTGCTAGTATAGCAGGAGTCAATTTAGCAGGATCAGTACTAAAACTTACACTGATATACAAAGCTTATAATGCAATGCTTAAAGGTACAGGAGCTAGAAATCAGAAACTTCTTGAGATCTTTAATGCAGCTGGAGTTACACATGACAGGCTAACGGGCAAAATTATTTTCACTGATGCAGCTTATAAAAAATATAATGGTACACTATTCCAAGCCAGAATACACATGAAACTTTTAAATAATGAGCAAGGTATTTCTCTTTTAAGATCAGATAGTTTAAAACAGCTTTTCCTACAACTAGGTATGATTATGAAAAATTTTGCTACTTCTGTAAA